CCAGACCGCGTTTTTGCAGTCGATCGCCTCTGCGCTCGGCGTCAGTTACGAGCAGATGTCGATGGACTGGTCGCACGTCAACTATTCCTCGGCGCGCGCGGCCTTGAACGAGATCTGGCGCAGCGTGCAGCGCAAGCTCGCGGTATTCGTCGAGCAGGCGGTGGTCCCGGTCTACTTCGCTGTGATCGAGGAGGCGTTCGACCGCGGATACATCGTCGCGCCAAAGGGGGCGCCGTCGTTCTATCGGACGCCGGGCGCCTACCTGTGTGCGCGATGGATCGGTCCGCCGCGCGGCTATGTCGATCCGGTCAAGGAGGCGCAGGCCGCCGGCATCCGGATGGCGCAGTTCACCTCGACGCTGGAGAAGGAATGCGCCGACCAGGGCGCCGACTATGAGGAGACGCTGCTGCAGATCGCCGCCGAGGAGGAGCAGATCAAGGCGTTCGGCCTGGTGCGCGCGGTGTCGTCGAGCGGCACCATCGCCGACGATCCGAGCGACGTCGCCGAATCAGGCCGCGACGAAAAGCCGGCGCCGAAGCATAATTAGAGAGGGTTTGCCATGCTTCCACACCTTGCCGCGCGCGTGTTCGACGTGCCGCTGATGATCGACGCTGGCAAGGCCGCCGCGATCGTCTCGGCAATCGGCGGCCGATTTCTCGGCGTGGCCGACCAGGCCGTGACCGTCGTCGGCGCCGATCCGATCAGCCACGTATCGTTCATGAACGGCCGGCCGTCGGAATCGATGGGCCGGCTCGGCGACCCGCTCGGCCGCGCCTACGAAGCCAACGGCGCCGGCGACCGCATGCTGTTCAAGGTTGGCAACGTCGCCGTGATCCCGGTCGAGGGTACGCTCGTCCACAAGGGCAAGTTCCTTGGCGCCTATTCCGGCGAGACCTCCTACGAGGGACTGCAGGCGCGGGTCGCCCGGGCGATGCGCGACCCGTCGGTTAAGGGGGTGGTGTTCGAGGTCGATTCCTACGGCGGCGAGGTTGCCGGAGCGTTCGACACCGCCGAGATGATCTACGCGCTGTCGCAGCAGAAGCCGACGCTCGCGATCCTGACCGACTTCGCCTATTCGGCCGGCTATCTGCTCGCCGCGGCGGCGCGCCAGATCGTGATGCCGTCGACTGGCGGGGCCGGCTCGATCGGCGTGGTCACGCTGCACGTCGACTATTCCGGCAAGCTCGAGGCTGACGGCATCAAGGTCACGGTGCTCGCCGCCGGAGATCACAAGGGCGAGGGCAATGAGTTTGCGCCGCTCGCCGAGGACGTCGCCGCCCGCATCCTGGAGAAGCTGGAGGCGACGCGGCAGGAATTCGCCGCCGCCGTCGGCCGTTATCGCGGCGTGCGGCTGACGAAGAACGGAGCGCTTGCCACGCAGGCGCTCGGCTACCGAGGCGAGGACGCCGTCAAGGCCGGCCTCGCCGACCAGGTGATGCGACCGACCACGGCTTTCGAGCAGTTCGTCGCGCTGGTCTAACCCCGGCCGTCAACCGGCCATCCCACAGGAGTCCACAATGGACAACACCGGACTTTCGGCCGTTGCTGCAGCGGCCGACGCGGTTTCTCAGAAGGATCACGAGCAGGCGATCGTCACGACCGCGACGACCAATCGCGAGATGGGCGAGAAAGCCGGCGCAGCCGCGGCCAAGGCGCGGATCTCGACCATCCTTTCCGCCAAGGAGGCCGCCGGCCGCGACGAACTCGCCCGGCATCTCGCGTTCAACACCGACATGGCAGCCGTCGACGCCGTCGCGACGCTGGCCGCCGCGCCGAAGGCATCCGCTCCGGCCTCCGGTGCTCCTCAGGCGTTGCTCGACGCTGCCATGGCGGCGACTCCGACGCCGAAGGTCTCGGCCGAGGACGTCACCAGCCATGACAGCATGAATGCCGGCCTCGCCGCGTCCGTGACCCGCCAACTCGCCAAGATCAACAAGGCGCCGATCCAGCGGCAGTAACCCTCGCGCGGTGGCCGCCGCAGGTCACGCGTCGGCGGCCGTCCTGCGATCACTGCAATTTCGTCCACTTGAGCCTGGCCGCCACAGTCGCGCCGGGCAGGGGAGTTCTTTTCCATGTATTCGGCAACCTTCACGCGCCAGAAGCTGCAGAGCGCGGTCTTCAAGTACTTGTGCGACATCGAGTACAACACCGAGCAGGTGACGATCGTCGGTCCGAGCTCGGCCACCAGCTACGAGATCGGCACGGTCGTCGGCCAGGCGTCGGTCGGTGCGCTGACCGCGACCAAGACCGACGTCTCCGGCGCCAGCAAGGGCGCGATCACGCTCGACGCCACCACGCCCGTCGCCGCCGGCTCCAAGACCGGCCGGTATTCGATCGTGGCGATCTCGTCCTACAACTCCTCCGGACCAGTCGCGGCCGTGTTCGAGGTGGTCGATCCGTCGGGCATCTCGCTCGGTTCGTTCTCGGCCGGCGCGACGTTCAACAACGGCATCAAGTTCGTCAAGGCGTCCGGCACCACCGACGCCGTCGGCGACGTCGCCTATATCGACGTGGCCGCCGCTGCCGGAACTGCCAAGTTCGCGCCGCTCAACCTGTCGGCGACCGACGGCACCCAGAACGCCGCCGGCGTGCTGTTCATGCCGTTGAAGATGCTCGCCACCACCGATGCGTCCGGCGTCGCCGTCACGCGCGGCCCGGCGGTGGTCGTCACCGACGGCCTGGAATGGCCGTCCGGCATCACCGACACGCAGAAGGCGACCGCGCTCGCGCAGTTGAAGGCGCTCGGCATCGTCTCGCGCTCGATCTGATCGCGTAGCCGCCGGTTCGTCGCGGACCGGCGGCACACACCCTTGACCCCGAACCGGCCTAGCGGCCCGCCTGCCGGCGAGGCCCCTCACGCCGCGTCGTCGAGCATCGTCCGCGATGCGGCGTCCACTTCACACATCCGGCGCATGCCGGCAGGAGCGAAAAAATGTCCTATCCGGACCTTGCTGCAATCTTCCCGTTCACGCATGTCGACCTGACCGACCAGATCGACGTCATCCCGAACCTGTACGGCTTGACCAACGAGCTCGGCCTGTTCCCGGCCGAGGGTAAGACGTCGCGTATCGTCGAGATGCGCTACGACAACCACGTCCTGCGCGTGCTGCCCGCCAAGGAACGCGGCGCCGCCGGGACGCCGGCGCAGTCCCGCACCGCGAAGTCGATCTTCGTCGAGATTCCGCACTTTCCGGAACTCGATGTGATCGAGCCGCAGGACATCCAGGACATCCTGATCCAGGTCGGCAACACCAAGCGTCCGATCACCGTGCAGGAGGAGGTCGCCAAGCGCCTGATTGACATCAAGGCGACCCACGACATCACCCTGGAGTGGCTGCGCTGCAAGGCGCTGCAGGGCCAGATCGTCGACGGCAACTCGACGCAGATCTACGACCTCTACAGCCTGTTCGGCCTGACGGTCGGTGACTACACGGTCGATTTCCTGCTCGGGACCGATACGACCGATGTCGCGGCGAAGTGCGCGACGGTGATCCAGTCGATCACGCAGAACCTCAAGGGCGAGGTGTCGAACGGCGTCGAAGCGATCGTCGATCCGGATTTCTTCACTGCGTTCGTGAAGCACCCGAAGGTCGCGCAGTACTTCCTGCAGGCCGAGCAGGCCGTCATGCTGGCCATGATCGTTCGCCAGCAGCGCGAGGGGAATATGTGGGGCCGCGAGTTCCGTTTCGGCAACATCACCTGGCGCGAATACTACGGCACGGCGCCGGTGAAGGCGAGCGCGACGTCCGCCATCGCCTCGACGCCGTTCTGGGCGTCCAAGAAGGGCACCGCGTTCCCGATCGGCACCCGAAAAATGTTCCGCACCTACAACGCCCCTGCGCACGACATCCGCTTCGTCAACACGCCCGGCCTCGCGGTCTACGTGTCGCCGGAAATCCTCGAGCACGGCCAGGGCATCGAACTGCGCAGCGAATCGAACCCGCTGCCGGTGGTGCGGCGTCCCGAGGCGCTGGTGCAGATCACCTCGAGCAACTGATCCTGCGACTGGTCATCGTGGCCGACTGGCGGCATACGCGCCGCCTTTCTTATTCCGGCCGGACTTCCGTCCGGCCGGCCACTTCCGAAAGGGGCGCATTATGTCCGGGTCGCTGTTTTCGGAATTGGCTTTAATCGCCTCGCGGGCGGTCGACATCGTCTACGGCGAGGACTTCGACCTGATGCCGCAGACCCGCGGCGCCGACGTCAACATGCCGACCACGGCCGACCCGGACCGGCCGGCGACCTCCGTTCCGGTCAAGGCCGCATTCATCGAGGCTTACGCGCGCGCGTTTTCCGGCGCGCGGGCGAAGCAGGGCACCACCAACGAGATGGCCGCGCATTCCAGCAACCGGCCGATGATGTCGGTCGAGCGCTCGGCGCTGCCATATGACCTTCGATCCGGCGATCTCGTTCGTCGCTGCAAGACGGGTTTCGTCTATCGCCTGGCCGAGCCGCGGCGCGAGGATACGCCGCGCCTCGAGGTCGACCTCAACCTGATCAGCAACGCGGGCTAATTCATGTCGCTGTCACGGACTGCGCTGCGCTTTGCGGCGCTCGAGGCGTTGCGCCCGACCGTCGCGCTCGCACCGGTCAGGTCGAGTTCGAGTGTCGCACTGCCGTTGGGCCGGGCGACGCTTGCGTTCGATGTGGCCGATGGTCTCGGATTTTGGCCCGGCCTGCCGGTCACGGCCGCCGCCGACGGCTCTCACTATGTCGCCGGCAAGGTGTTGCGCTATTTCTCGTCCGGTGCCGGATGGGTTCTGTCGATCGACGTCGTCACCGTCGCCGGCTCCGGCACGTTCGACGACTGGTCGATCGGATCGCCGTTCCCGACCTTGGCAAAATCATACGTGTTCGATTCGCGTCTCGATCCGGTCGAGGATCTGCAGGTCGACGAGCAGCGTCCGGTCGCGGTGGTCTACACCGAGGAGGACAACGGCGATCCCGGGCAGACCGCGGGCGGCCCGCCGTTCAAGCGCACGGTCGATCTTATCGTCGAACTGTCCGTCGTCGCCAAGGGTCCGGTGCCGGAGCTGCAGGACGACGGAACGGTCACGTGGGTCACGGCCGAAGGCACGGCGTTCACCGACGCCAAGCTCGAGGGATGGCTCGATCGGCTCGAATACGAGACGCGGCTCGCCATGTTCCGCGGGCCGACGGGGAAATTGTTTCGCGACCTGACCGGATCGCGTGTCACCGACATCCGCTCGCTGCCGCATCGTTCGTCCGAGGAATCGGCCCGGCTGGCGCAGCGTACCGTCCGCATGCAGGTGACCGTGCCGGATGATTTTTCCGATGCCGCGCCGGCAACCCCTGCTGTCGGCACCGCCATGTTGCCACAGCCGCTGCGCGACGTGGTCGATCAATTGGCGTCGACCGCCTACGGCGC